TTTTGTAGACAAACCGATCACAGACAGCTATCAACCATTCCCCACCCGACATTGCGTGAAGTGCCCGAATCTCACCAGAAGCGAGTTGAGCTTTGGTAACCAAACCCGAAGTCGGATAAAGCGCCACAACGCCACGAGAGCCAGGCGCTTTGGTGGGGTCAATCTCAGGATAAAAGTTTATACACTCTTGAGCATCTTGATAAATAGATGGCGCTTCATAACTTGCTCCGACAAAACCGAAATCTGGCATATTGTGTCCTTATCTCAGAAAGCCGCCGCTAAGAATCCATCCCGCATCTTTTGCTCTGCCAACTAACAAAGCATCCGCATATTGTGCAACTTGTTGCGGCCCCATGTTTGTACGCTTCAATGTAGCCTTACCTTGGGCGGCAAATTTCATAATCATGCCAATTTGGGTTTGCGAGGCTTTGCCATACATAGGCATCATGCGTTCGGCTAAACACCATCTAAGGGCCATTGAATAGCCTTGTGGAAGCACAACCGGATCAGCCAATGATTCATACGGACTAAACACCGTATTTGCAAACAAGTGCATTTCACCTTGAGAGGGATTAGGCCAAACAAAAAGGTTTCCCGAATCTTCTCCGGCGTTAAAGTACAACGCTTTAGGCCAAGGGCCGTTTAGTGTCTTCAAACCGATCATTTCATATTCTTGCAACGCAAGAACAGATATAGGGTAATCAAGACCACCGCCATAAATCGGTTGCCCGTTAGATGTTGTATTAATCCGCACAAAAGCCGAATTGATGCTTAAAGGCTTTTGGTAGTAAGCCGTAATTGTTGTGGAGGCAACGGTCTGAAAGTTGTTTAGTTGATAAGTTCCTTGTTCGTTTACGTTACCACCCGCACCCGTTAAAAATTGGGTAATTTTTGTTCCCGCCGCAATACCCGTCCCACTTAGGGTTTGCCCTTGGGCAACAGCGCCCGAAAGGATGCCTGTTACGGTTAAAACGTTTCCGGCAATAGACCCCGTAAAAGACGCACCGATAAAATTCATAGTTGAAGGATTAGGGCCAATTGTGTATTGGGTTTGACCAGCAATCACAGGGAAAATAATCTCCGTGAAGTTATACACAATCATGTCCTCGTTAGACCACTGCCCAAGCATATCGTTGAGCATATCCAACGCATCTTGTGCGGAATCAGCAGACGGGGTTTCACCCGCCTCCAAAGCCCCAATGTCTTTTAATGCTCGGCTAACAATGTCCAATGCTGTTGTCATGTCTGTCCTTATGTCGCAATCAAACCGTGGGCACGAAGGGCGGCAAGGATAGCGTCCGTGGTTGCATTGCCTGAGTTAGCAATTGCAGCCTGTTGGATACCCACCACCTTTGTGCCGTTGAAATAGTATCCCGTCAGCGTGTTTTCTTTGCGCCAGTTGGTGATCGTGCCGGTATACGCATCAACATCGTTAATCAGCGTAGTTGCCGAAATTGGGGTGTTGGTAGTTAAAGCAAAGACGTTGGCCGCGCCTGGGATCGTGGTGTAAACGTAGTATCCGTATTTTGACGTAACATAGTTAACAAGGTTATTGCCAGAAATAATAACGGCTTCTAAGTCGCTATCTAGCAAAATACCAAACTTCATGTTTGTATATGTTCCAGTTGAAATTACCGTGTTATTAGAAACAACTACTTCAAAAATGCCAGATGCGGTTCCGTTACCACCGCCTACGCTAATACCACCATACCAAGATACTCCTTTGTATCCGCAATCAACCAGACTGTTTCCTGACACAACTACGTTACTTGAATCATCAAAAATACCAATACCGGATTGTTCGCATTTAAAAATTGAATTGCCCGTAATCGTAGCGTTAGACACCCGAGGCAAATCAATTGCTACGGGGTTAACCGTATTGTTTAACGAACCTTGGTTTGTGTTGTAGATTACATTACCTGTAACAGTCAAGTTGATTGTGCGGTAAGGTGATGGATTGTTATACAAGAACGAATAAGAATCATAAGCGGCATTGTTAGACACCACCACATCGTCAAGGTTACACATTGAAATGCAATCTAAGCCTTGGGCAAAGAAATAGTTTCCAGTAATTTCAATGTCTTTAGACCTTGCTGAACCAGTAGTGGAAAACGCAATCGCTTGATTACGGTAGCCATCTGAGTTATCGGTTGCACCACCACAACTGATGAATCGGCAATTCAGCACAGCAAAGCTATCAACCGAAGTTGAAACGTTTAAACAAATTCCCTCGCAACTTACCCATTGGCAAGTGTCAAAAGTAACTTGCGTAGTGTTGTAAACGGTGTTTATAGGATTTCTAGCAGAACCAATGTTTCCTTTGTTTCCATTAAAAATTAGTCCATAAATGTAAACGTTTGAAATTCCGGTTAATACAAAAATGCTGACGTTTGCCGCCGTATATACTTTTGCTTTTAGTTTTAAGGTTGTGATACCTTGGTCACCGTAAACAACAGAATTTGCTACTAGCGTAATGATGTCGGAAACAATATAAGTGCCCGCCGGAAAATACAACGCTTTACCCGAAGATGCGGCGACTGCGGCTTGAATAGCCGCCGTGTCATCTGTTGTCCCATCACCTTTAGCTCCAAAATCCTTAACGGAAATTTGTTCACGCAATTTGGTTTGGACAGTTGAAGCAACCGCACCGGAGCCAGTTGCTAAATATCCAATCAAATTGGAACCTGTGGGAGCCGCATAAGAAGCCGCTAAAGCCGCAATTTGGGCTGTAACAGCAGATTGGTCATTTACGCCAGGAATGTCATCATACGAGCCAATTTGAACACCCGTAGAGTCTTTCAAAACAAACTTGTAATTTGCTCCGGCAGTTAGCCAAATCTCAAAAGGAATGCGACCCGATGCGTCTAAAACAATAGGGTTTGCGTTGGCGATAAGCCCAGATGCAGAAGTGTAGGTCGCAACCGGAGTTGTTGTTCCCGCCGAATAAGAGTAGAGAAATCCACCGCTTAAAGGCACTCCATTATTGTCAAAGAGTTGCCAACCAGCGCCAGCATAAGAAGAAATGTTGACTGTCATGTTTATCCTTTACCAAGGCAACGCAGGGGTTTTAATCGGTGGATTCGCAAGATTTGCGATTTGTTTTGTAACGTCAGCCTCGCACAATGCCACTTTATCACCTAATGCCGTTTTTACCCATCCAATTACTTGGTCTTGGGTTAGCGATTCATAAGGCGTAAACTCGGATGTGGCGCTAATTCGTTCCGATCCGTACACAGAAGCATTGTAATTTCCATCTGTGCCAGAACAACGCCAAAAGACATTAAAAACAACGTCTTTTTTGCCATCCACATCAGGATAGCAGTTCATTGCGTCAATTGACCAAGTAATCATATTTGACCTTGTGCTTGTGGCTCAACATAATCAGGATCGTGAGGCCAAGTAACATTACCCATCACTACCTCAAGGGCTGGCATATCAGCCGCACCTGTAATTGCCGCCACATAACTTGCCGCCGTTGTGCGGATGGATTGTCTCCAAGTATTCCAAGCTGGATCAATTGGTGTGCTTGTTTCAGTGGCCTTGACCACCATCCAGTCGTTTGGCAACAGGAGGCTGTAGGCCGTGGCATTGATCTGAGCTTTGCAGTTGGCTTTGGTAACAGTCAAGTCTTTAGGTGTAGCCGTCACATCCGTGGTTGGCGCGGAGTCTACTTCCGCTAGGGCTTGGACTTCTTCAGTCATGTTTCGATTCTATTGAATCCCTGGTGTGCTGTACCAGTACAGTTTGTGGCATTCTATGCCAAATTAAATTAAACAATGGTTATGCGTTAGGATTATAGGGTTGGGGCGATGGTTGGCTCCAAGCGTATGTGGCAATGTTGGCGTAGTACGGTTCATCTAAAACTGTTGGAGCTGTTGGATCATTAGGCACAAGAACACAGCGCCAATAAGTTGATGAAATGACAACATCATCTTTTAAAACATCAGTTGTTTTTTGAACGCCAATACAACCATCAGGTTGAATATTAAATTGTGATATGTATGTGGTTTCTGTATATATAGCCATGATTGCTCCTTTAAGCTGTAAAATATGAAGTGTTGATTACAACAACCATTCCACCTTGGATTTGCGCTGCATAAGTATCGGAAGAAGTGTTAAACGGATAGAAATCTATATAAGATCCCGCATTTGGTGCTGTTGCCATTACCGCAATAGAACTAACTGCGCCCGATATAAACAAAGATACTGGCACATCAAAACTATTGCCAGTTGCGCTAGTAAAAGGCAGTCCCGATATTCGCAATCTTCCTAATGGTGCAGAAGTTGAAGCTACGTTAAAAGACCCAGTAACCGTTACTTGCCTTCCAATTTTTACGTATGCGCCAGTGCTTGTGTTTAGTGTAATGCTTCCACTTGTTAATGGAACCAATGATCCTGTCCAAGTTCCTTCTTCGTAATCATCCAAAGTATTGGCGTTTGTAGAAGTTGATTGAGTTGCGGGGAATGTAACACCTGATCCACTTGTTGAAGGTGTAGCGCCGCCAACACCAATTGTGGTGGAAGCAGTTAAACGAGTGCCATCTGTAGTGACCCCAGATATACCCCCAAATGCCCCCGCATTGTTGTATTGCACTTGGGTAGTTGATCCCCCAGGTGAACCCCCGCCAGCAGCCGCCCAAGTTCCATCACCGCGCCAATATGTGCTTGAAGTTGCGCCAGTGCCACTATTCAAATTGGTAACAGGCAAATTACCTGTAACACCTGTGGTCAACGGCAACCCCGTTGCATTGGTTAACGTACCGGATGTGGGTGTGCCCAAAATAGGCGTAACCAGTGTGGGTGATGTTGACAATACATTGCTACCAGAGCCTGTGCTTGTCGTTACACCCGTACCGCCGTTAGCCACCGCCAAAGTGCCCGTCACATCAGCCGCCGCCAGCGCCGCCAAGACCGAGTTTGTGCCGTTAGACCGTAGGTAATACGCCGAGGTCTGAGTGCCCGTCAGCGCAGTGATTGCTGCCGCCGCTGTTATCTGGCCTGTACCGCCGTTAGCAATTGCCACGGTTCCGGTTACGTTAGCAGCCGTTCCCGTGGTGTTTTGGTTCAGCGTAGGCACATCCGCAGTTTGGATTGTTGCCATGACCACGTTTGTGCCGTTACCGCGAAGGTAAGAGCCAGAAGTCACAGCACCCGCAAATGCGTTCATTGCTGTTTGTGCAGTAGTTTGACCAGAGCCACCGCTTGCAATAGCAACAGTGCCTGTCAAGTCAGCCGCAGCAAGCGCCGACAACGTGGCATTTGTGCCGTTAGAACGCAAATAATAAGCACTTGTTTGTGTGCCTGTCAGGGCCGTAATAGCCGCCGCCGCAGTGGTTTGGCCTGTGCCACCGTTGGCAAGTGGCAAAGTGCCTGTTACACCCGTGGTTAAGGGCAAGCCTGTCAGGTTAGTGGCTACACCCGAAGTCGGTGTGCCTAACAATGGTGTTACCAGTGTTGGCGAAGTAGACAACACTACATTGCCCGTTCCGGTTGAAGTTGTAACGCCTGTACCGCCGTTAAGCACTGGCAAGGCTGTTCCGCTGTACGAAATTGCCAAAGTGCCTGACGTTGTGATGGGCGATCCGGTAACAGACAAAAACGAAGGCACTGTTGCGGCAACGGAGGTAACCGTACCACCACCGCCACCAGAGCCGTTAGCAGCCGCTGTAATACGGCCTTGGGCATCAACGGTAATGTTGGCAGCCGTGTATGTGCCAGCAGTTACCGCAGTGTTTGCCAAGGCAATTGTGCCTGTTGTGGTAATTGGGCCACCAGTAAGGCCAGTTCCTGTCGCTACAGAGGTCACTGTGCCAGAGCCGCTACCAGTTGAGTTAATGGTTTGATTAGGCCAAGTGCCCGAAATCGTTACGTTTGTACCCGCTACTAGAGCCGGAGTTGCCGTTCCGTTACCGCCGTTTGCAACTGGAAGAACACCCGTTACACCAGTGGTAAGAGGCAATCCGGTTAAGTTTGTAGCCGTACCCGAAGACGGAGTGCCTAAAGCACCTCCGATAGAGTATTTTCCGTTAAACGTAGTCCAATCGGTTGAGGTCAAATAACCATTAACCGAGGTAGTTGCCGCCGCCATGCTAATTGCGGGTGTAGTGCCACCGGAGGACACCACGGGTGCTGTTCCGGTTACCGAAGTAACGCCAGTGCCCGTAGTCGCAATTGTTTGGTTAGGCCATGTGCCCGTTACGGTGATGTTTGAGCCAGCGACCAAGGACGGAGTTGCGGTTCCTGATCCACCTTTAGCAACAGCTAAGATTCCGGTTACACCCGTAGACAAAGGCAAGCCTGTGCCGTTTGTCAGCGTAACGCTTGCCGGAGTGCCCAATGCGGGGCTAACAAATGTTTTGTTTGTGAGAGTTTCTGTGCCCGTAGTGGTTGCAAATGTGCTTGTCACTAAAGGCAAAGTTAAAGAATATGTGGACGCTGTTTCTTGAGCGACCACATTCGTTTGACCGCCAAGTGTTGAGCTAAAGACTATTTTTCCCATAGGATTACCTTGCAGTCAAAAGAAACGCCACCGAAGTGGCGCTATTCATCACGATTGATCCACTGCTGGAGTCAAATAAACTAGGCTTGGGCCAGCGGCAGAGCCGATAGCCGTTACATAGCATGGGATTTGCATATTAATAGGAGGACAAGCCAAAACAATTGGCCTTGTCATTAGCGGAGGTAACAAAAAGTCACCAACGGTTCCATCAACAGGCAACGTTGCCGCATCAGTAGACAGTGGACTAAACCGAATCGCTACGCTTACAGCACCTGTATTTAGGCACGAAACGAAGTTAATTTGGTCATTTGTGTTTCCTGTCAACTGCACCGCAGCGTGAGCAGAAGCCGTAACACTAAGCGCCACGGTTTTGCCACCAATTCGGATTACAGATGTATTAGCCATGATTACAGTTGAGCAACGTGCAAGATGCCAAAATTCAGTGTCAGAGCTTCACTCAAAGAACCAGTGCTTGAATTGGAAATTACAACAGTAAATGAACCATTTGCAACTGCGGCAACAGAAAGCAAATAAGTTCCGGCGGTAGCGCCGCCCGAAGCAACAGCCAAAACAGGAATGTCGTATCCGCTAACCATATTGTTTGTAACCACAAATGCCACTTCAGCACCTGCTGCGAGAGCAGCATTGTGAGTAACAATTTGACCAGCGGCTGCATTGATAGTTACGCCAGTTGCTTTGCTTGTAATTTGAGTAACAGATGTGACGGAAATTGATGGGCTTCCGGTTGTGTAACCAACTTGACCAGTAACCGAATTTACGAGCGAATAATTAGCATCAATGATGTCTTGATCTAAGTAAGCCGCGCCAATAGCTTGAGAATTTGCCATGATTATTCCTTTGCAGAATGTTTAAATTATACCTTTAAAAGAAAAAAGCCACCCCTTTTGAGGACGGCTTTTTCTTTCAGCATAACGTCCTATTTAGAATGGGACGCTGAAGTCGTAACCGTAGACGTAAACGTCAAAGGTAGCGCCTGGCACTGCTGTGGTCAAAGCTGCAGTCACGTTCAGGTACAAATTCTGAACAGTGTTTGCAGTTGTTTGAGCAGTAGGAGCAACCAAAGACGCACCAGCAATAGAGGCCAAGTTTGCAGCGGTGATAGCACCGTACAAGCTAGAACCGCCAGAAGTTGTAGCAATGCCCATAGCCAAACCCGTTGGGGTTACGGCAGCGCCAGCGTTGTTCAGGTTAGTAACAATCAGGGATTGCAACAAGAACACCGATGAGTTGGCGACAGGGATTGCGTAGCTAGCAACAGCGTTAGCGGGAACGTTTTTGATTGTGCCGATTACGCGCAGAGCTTGGTTTGACAAGACACTCTGTGGGTGGGCGGCAATGGTGGAAGCTGGTCCTGGATTAGCCATGATATTTTTCCTTTAAAAATGATTAAGCAGCAATGCGGCAAGACAACTCAGGGTAGAGAGGCGCCCAACCGTACAACACATCCAAACGAGTTGGGATGCTGTCGTTGTTGATCGTGTATTGACGCACAACACGCATGGACAAACCAATTTCCTTGTCAGAGGCGCGACCAGCAAAGTGAACGCCATCAGGCAACTCAAGGTCAGCCACTGCCAACGTAAAGGCATTGCGGTGCATCATGATGTTCTGTGGGCTAGAAACACCAGTGTTGTTAAACGCTGTGATGTTTTGTGAGCTGGTAGTAGTCACGTTGACGTTTTGGAACTGACCGCTAGTGATGATGGCGGGGCTAACCACTACGTTAGTAGCAGAAGTGCCAACAGCAGTGGTGGACTGAACCACAAAGTTACGCAGCTTGCCATAAGACTGACGGTTTTGTGGGTTAACAGCAAACACACCAGGGATTGTGAACACATCACCCGCATTCAGGGTAGAAGCAGATGAAGCAGTCAAAGCGATGGTGGAATACTGTGCCCAACCGGAGGTCAGAAAGCCAGTGGCGGTAGTCACGTTGCAAGCAATGGTGTTTGCCGACCAAGAACCAAATGTCTGAGACACAACGTTCTGATCCAACTTCCAATTCACGCCAGCAGAGTCACGGCCCATCAAGCCCTTACGGTATTGCTCGCCAATAGCCTCTTGAGGGACAAACAAGCCCTTCAAAGAGTCAACGATGGTGGCAGATGTAAAGGGTTCAACGATGCACGAACGGCGACCGTCACGGGGAGCACCTTCGGAGTCAAGGTAAGCGCCAGCGGTCAGATAAGTAATCAGACCCGTTGGAGGAGTACCAGCGACACCAACAATGTTGGCAGTCTGAGAAGCCGCCAAGGACAAACCATCACGGTCAATCTTGTTGGCAATAGCAGCCACGGCAGGCTTCAGCACTCGGTCACTGAACATATCAAGAGATAATGAAAGGTCCTGAGTGGTGAACTGGGTATCCACGTGGAATTGAGTGGAAAGTGTTACAGGCACGCTTGTCTCGTTGAAATCTTCAACGTTCAAAGCGGGGCCAGTTGTTCCGATGAACCTGCCTGGCCTGCGGACATTGACCGTGTTACCGATCTTGCCACCGACAACGGCAAATTGGTCATCATAATTACGGTCTACTTCTGAGGTGAAGGTCAACTCGTTTTCCAGGACCATCAACGCTTCGTTGGTGATCTTTCTAATGTTAAGCAGATTATTGCTCATTTCATTTCCTTAAATTAAAAAACATGGTTACCGAATCTTTCCGGCTTTACGGGCTGCTTTCCATGCCTGATATGTGCCGTGGAATGCTCCATTGGAGTCCACTTCTACACTCATGCTACTTCCAGTGCCCCGAATCGGATTGATCGGCGTTGGTGCTTTACTTCTTCCGACAGGATTACTTGGCTTAGTCTCAGTTTTGCTCTCAAACCTTGCCTCTAACTTTCCAATCTCGCGCAAAGAAGCACTTAGCGACATTCCGGTGATCTTTTTAGCAAGTTCAGCGTTGTCAGCGAGTTCATAAAGAATTCGTGGCCCCACTTCACTTTCTAAAATTGCATCACGAACATGATCGGGAACGACCACATCACTAGATGCCACCATGTCATCAAAATCAGGAAGCTCGGATTTCGCTGTTGCCACTTTGGAGGCCCAAGTCTGAATGACTTTTTGGCGCTCCGCATCGGCCCTACGATTTACATCTTCTTGATCTCGTCTTACTAACGCTTGCTCAGTTGACCATTCTGCGAGTGCTTCTGCATATTCAAAAGCATCCTCAAATTGGTTTGGCTGAGGCTTTGCTTCTACATTCGTTGCTTTTGGCGTTGATTGTTGTCGCAAAGCCTTTACTTCTTCTTCCAGTTTCACCCTTGCGTCACGTTCGGTTTGCGCTTCTTTTCGCGCTTCCTCCCGTTGGCGGGTTATATCTGTAAAACGCTTTTCGAGTTTTGGATTCGGTTTACGTTCCTCTGTCGGTTTGGCTTCTTTTTCTTCTTCAGAAACACTCTCGCTATTTTCTTCAACTGGCTCTGAAGGAGTTGCCTCAACTTCAGCCACAGGCTCGGATTTAGGAGCTATTCCCATTTTTGAGAAGTAAAAATCTGCCGCATTCTCGCTAGTCAGTACCTGACCAGCTTCTTTTTCACTTTGCATGAGTTGCCTCAAGGATTTACCCCGTCTACCTGACGGGTAAGGTTTGTGCTTTTATAGCACTAATTTATTGTTGCGTCAAAGGATTTGAACCCGATTCAATATCTTGTGCCGCAATTTGCATTGCTTCGTATTGGTCAACATTACGTTTTTCAATTTCTTGTTGGAGTCTTGACGTATCCATGTGGTGCAACAATAGCTGAACAATTGCATCAATTTCCGTCTTGTTTTGGCTAGTGATGGCACGAGTATTCTGGTCGTTTACCTTTACTTCAGCCATAGTCTCGGTGTTGTGCGCTTTGGCGGTCTGACGGAGCAACTCACGTTTAGTTTCGTTGTCTTGTTTGACTTGCTCAATATCCTGACGTTGTTTAATCGCCATTTGCATTGCTTGAACTTGCTGATTGAGTTGGTCAACTTGCTGTTTACCTTGTGCCAATTGCATCTGTATTTGCGGAGGAATGTCTGATTTATCGTCAATCTGGGCCAATGGGTTAGCCGCCGCCAAACGGTCGGCAATAGTCTCAGCGCCAGGGAATTCCATGTTTCTGAACAACAAATCTCCGGCAACATGGAACAATTCCGCATTGCCAGAAAATAAAGGCATCATGGATTCCACGGCGGCTTGACGCTTGCTGTTGTAGCCTGGCCCCGTCTCCATCACCACATCATATTGCCCAATTGTTAGGTCGTGAAGCACTTGCCAAACGCCTTCCGCATTTTGTTTGGCTTCGTTAATGGTCACCAAGTCCGGTTTACCATCAGCGCCAATGATTCGCATCACCCGTTGAGTGTCGTAAATCTTGGGAGTCAAGTCGAGAATGATCTTACCAACATGAGCAATTGACTTTGTAAGGTTGTCGTAAAAGTCAAAGTTAGTAAGGTCAACTTGTTGTTGTTGACCATTCAAGGCTTTGCCGGAAATGTTGCCAGGCATCTGCTGTGATGGGTCGTAAATGCCCATTAAAGTGGCTATATCCTGATTGATAGCCATAGATGCCGCCATTACACCCGCTGGAGGTGGTTCGGGCTGTAGACGTTGTGGAGGCGGTGCTACATTGCCGTCAATGTCCGTTTGTTTGTAACGGAGCAGTGGGAATGATTTAACGTTAGCCGCCGCCCATTCGTTTTCGTGGCCTTCGTCTTGGCCTTCTGCCATGATCCATTTGGCCTTTGGAGCCAATGCCACCGATTCGGTAATGGTGGTCTGCCAGAAGTTATACATCCGTTGTGCATCTTTGGCATGGCGAACAATACCAAACTTGTGGCGCTTGTCTCCAACTACAACATGGCGACCGTAGACCGGAACGATTGGGATGTAACGGCTAGGCCAATCACGCTCCTCAAGAATCTCAATTGCGGTTAGTTTCTTGTATTTAATTGTGCGCTTGTAAGATTCGCGCTCATTTTCAATGGTCAAGCCAGATGCCTCAACCCGAGCAAAGAAGTCTTTGCCATCCGCATATTGAGTAGTGCCATCGCTCAATAAATAGAGCTTGGCCTTTTCCATTACAGCGTAATAGTATTCCGCAACCCGAATGTCCTCTTTTGTAATCCACTCAGACTGAGAATCACCCGTTCCCCGTTGGCTAAAGGATGTGCCGTTGCCATCGTCCGCATCTGGGTACATGACTTTGAACTTCTCTTTGCTAATCATTGTGGTGATTAAGCAACGCTCCGCATCTGAACCATCAATGCGGGTTGAGTTAGGGTCAAAGTAAACTGTGAACGGGTTATCCACAGCATCTATGTAAATTTCCTGATCGAAACTCTCATCACTAAGGTATTTAGTAATCAGCCGGATATAGCCCCATCCCATTCGCACAGCGTAATCAAAAGCGGTATCGTAGGCATTATCAGCGTTTGAGTTGACCTCAATGTGCCGACAGATGCCTTCTAGCACATCCGCAGTCTTTGCGTCTGCTTGGTTATTCATCCCGTGGACTTTAATCCGTGGGCGTTGCTGTCTTTGTTGGTTTGTGACTTGTCGGCAATAACCATCGAGCTTGTTAATCGTCAAAATGGGCCGTGATTCAAGGTTACGGCTATTTTGTAGTTCAACGGGCCACTGCTCCCCCGCCGATACAAACTTGAGGTCTTCTAACCCTTGTTGGCGGTTCATTGTCTCCGCATCGTTGCAGAGCTTGAGGAATTGTTTAGCCTCGTCAATGATTGGATCGTAATCCGATTGGGAATCGCTCATATTTAGGCCATCCATGAATTAGGCATTTGATAACTTGGCCTTGGTGGAGCGCGTTTCTTAGGCTCGTTTACCATCAATCCAAGCATACGAAAGGCATCTGCACCGTGGCTATACTGGTCATGCAACGGGTTTTTACTAAATTGTTTAGTTTCAGCATCTACCTCATAGCGATAGTGACGCAAACATTGTAGCCCATCATGGCAATTTTCCCTATCAAACCAACAGTTTCGGAATAATGTACGGGCGGCGTTGATTGAATCTACTACTGGTGTGCGTGGAATAATCTTTGTTTTATAACCTGCATTTTTAACAATTTGCTCAATTGATCTTCCCGCCGCCGCAAGGGTTTTGTTCTCCGCATCATGTGGGAGCCAGAGAGTGTCATACACATAGCCGAATGTCTGCATCTTAGCAAGGTAGTCCGTGATCGTCTTTTGCGAGTCTTCAATATATCGAATAAGGCGCGTCTCCATGCCGATGAATTGGACAAACCAGATAGCTGTCGCATCGCTCCAACCAAGGTCAAATACAGCGTGTACGGGCTTTGATGGGTCATATCCTACTCTTGTAATTCGTTCTTCCATGTCCGCTTGCTGAAGTTCTCTAGCAAACACCGCACCATCTACGGTTTGTCGGCAAATGCCCTCCCAGACGGTGTTATAGGCTTGCATATCCCGTAGCTTGAGCGAGTCCTTCTCAAGCCGTAGCGTGTCAGGAAACCACGGGTTGTCGTTCCAATTGATCTTGGTGACCACTGAGTTATCAGGAGGGTTGACCACAAACCTCTGATAAGTCTCGTCTGTTTCTAACTCAGGGTTAAAGCTAACCCATATCTCTGAGTTGTCTGAACGTATCGTGGGAATTAGGGTATTCCATGAGGTTGCGCTAACCGTTTGGGCTTCTTCTACCCATGCTATGTCTACACCTTCAATCGACTTAACGTTAGCAATATTGTTACGCAGACCGACAAAATTAAATTCACTGCCATTTATGCCTCTAATGGTGTTTTGCGTGATCTCATATATACCCATCATGCCCAACTCGTCAATTTGGTCGCATAACAACTTATGAACGGAGTCGCGCATAGAAGTCATAAATTCTCTGGCGCAAAGGATACGCAGCGGCTCTTTAGCGCCTTTAATCAGTAAAGCCCTGGCAATGCCCCATGACTTAGCGCCTCCACGACCACCATATAGGACGCGATAGCGAGAATGTTGAGG